TACAAGAAGAAACAGGTTTAGAATTAAGTGGTGATTACGCTGGTAAAGAACTAATTGAATTAGGCGAAACACCAAAAGAAGATTGGTTGCTTATTGATGAATTTGAAGTTGACTACGATACTGACGAAGACGAAAACACTTTACTTTCAAGCGACATAAAAACGAAGTTAAGTTTAAAAGACAGGTTAGTAAACCTTGTTAGTAGTGGTACGGCTTTTCCTAACGCAAAAAGTTCACAAGACGAAATAATAGACGGTATTAAGTTTATTACACGTTATAAGTATAGTGGTAAAGGCGGTGGTAAGTCAAATAAAAGCCGTGACTTCTGTACTAATATGCAAAAGGCAGACAAGATTTATCGTAAAGAAGATATTTTAAGAATGAAAGGTCAGTCAGTAAATCCAGGTTTTGGTATTGACGGTGCTGCTACTTATGACATTTGGTTATACAAAGGTGGGCCGAATTGTCATCATAGTTGGAGAAAACAAATATATGTAGCTTTTGAAGGTACAGGTATAGATGTTCGTTCACCTTTAGCTACTACAATAGCGGTAAATAAGGCAGCAAAATACGGCTATGTAATTAAGAATGATTCACTTGTTGCTACCAAACCAATTAATATGCCTGATAGAGGTTACTATAATAAATAAAATACTATGGCAAAGGCTCTGCTCATTACAAATACAGATATTAAACGCTTTACGGCACTAAACGGCAACGTAGACGCAGATAAATTTGTGCAGTTCGTTTCTATTGCACAAGACATACATATACAAGGTATGCTAGGTACTGACTTACTTGAAAAAATACAAGCCGACATAGTTGCTGGTACTTTAGAAGAATCTTACTTGTCACTTCTTACTACCTACATAAAGCCTTGTTTAATTCACGCAGCTATGTTAGAAGCTTTACCTTATTTGGCTTATACTATAGGCAACAAAGGCATATACAAACACGGAAGTGAAAACGCAGAAACGGTAAGTAAAGAAGAAGTTGACTATATGATTGAACGCGAAAGAAAAACGTACCAACACTATAAAGAAAGGTTTATAGACTATATATGTCAAAACAATAGTTTATTTCCAGAATACACTTCTAATAGTGGTAGTGACGTTTATCCTAACACATATAATGATTTTTCAGGATGGGTAATATAAAGTACAAACCGAAAGAAAAGAACGTAAAGAAGTTAAAAGCTTTCTTAACTAAATACTATGGCAGAAATAAAAATAAGTGATTTAACGGCAAAAGGTGCTAATATAGCAAACACGGATAGGTTTGTGATCGCAGAAAGTGACGGTGCTGGTGGCTTTAATTCAAAGTATATTACAGGTGCAGAAATAACCGCAGTAAGTGCAGACACTATATATTTTGTAGACGGCACGGTAAGAGGTGACAGAACGGTAGATTTAAGTGGTGCTTTTTTGTTGTTTACTAACGGCACAAATAACATACTACAATTAAATTCAACAGGCAATAGTGTTACTTTCAATAACGAATATACTATGCCAACGGCAGACGGTAGTGCAAACACTTTTTTAAAAACTGACGGTAGTGGTAATATAAGCTTTGGCACTGCAACGGCTGGATTGTTTTCACAAACGGCAGATAGTGCAACCGTCACAAACACGACAACAGAAACGTCAATAGTAGGTACAGGTGTAGGTAGTTTAACCGTACCAGCAAATACGTTTGTAGTAGGTGATTCGTATCATTGTAAAATAGGTGGTATTATATCAGCACAAAATAACGATGAAATAACGATAAATATAAAAAGTGGTTCTACGGTTTTAGCAACTACAGGTCTATTAGAATTAGAGGCGGTAACATCTATGGCTTGGGAATGTGAACTTGACTTTACAATACGTGCAATAGGTACAGGTGGCGAAATAGTAACAAATGGTAATTTTGCTTATAATAGAGACACAGGTAGTTTAGAAGGCTTTGTTTTTCAAGACACGGTAACTTTTAATACAACGGTAAGCAATACTTTAGATATTACTGCAACTTGGAATCAAGCTAAAACACAAGATGAAATATTATCGCATAATATGGTCTTACATAAAGTTTATTAAGATATGGCAAATACAATAGGATACGGACAAGGTGCAGTTAATAACACAAATGCTTGGGGACAAGGTGCTAAAGTTGGTTCGTCTTTTTCTAATACTCAAAGCGTAGAATTTGACGGAGTAGATGACTATATTAATGTTTCTGATAATGCTAATTTGAGCTTTGGAGATAGTGTAAATGATTCGCCTTTTTCAATTAGTGCTTGGGTTAAATGCAATTCAGGAGATGTTGTACAAATAGCAAATAAACGGACTTCAGATTATAATTTAGAATATCACTTTGTAAAAACACCTAGTGATAAAATATTTTTTAGAACATTTGACGGAGCTAGGTTAAATAGACGTGGTAGAGAAACGAGTGTTCTAACAACGGAATTAAATGATTGGTTTCACGTTTGTGCTACATATAATGGAGTAGGTGGCACAAATGCCGATTTAGGAATGAAAATATATGTAAACGGAACACGATTAGACAATACAAGTATTAACCTAAACACATATACTGCTATGCACAATACTAATGCACCTTTTAGAGTAGGTAATTATTCAACAAGTTATGGTGTTGGTAAAGTTGATGAATTAGCAATATTCAATTCAGAACTTTCTGCAAGTGATGTTACTAATATTTATAATAGCGGTGTACCTAACGATATTTCAAGTATTAGTGGTTTAGTCAGTTGGTGGCGATTTGAAGGCACAGGTACTACGGCTACTGATAGTGGTAGTGGTGGTAATGACGGAACACTAACAAATGGAGTAACAAGGTCAAGTGACGTACCTACATAAAAACGAATAAAATGAGCAATACAATAGATTGGGGAAAAATACACTATTTAAGTTGGTCACCAGAAACTAACTTAACAGGAACGGCAAGTACGCCAAGTTTTAGCAATACTCAGAGCATAAACCTTAACGGAGTAGACGATTTTGTTACACTTGGCGATATTTCAGATATAGAAAATATAAATACTTTAAGTATTGGCTTATGGTTTAAATACGATTCAATTGCGTCAAGTGCAGACGGCTTAATAAGTAAAGATAATTCTACAAGAGTAGACGGCAATTGGTATATTGCTTTGCAATCTAATCAAGTTCGTTTTTTGCTAAAAACTGCAAACGGTCAAGATGCTTTAAATAGTACAACTTTAAGCAGTGGAACGTGGTATCATACACTTTGTGTTTGGGACGGATCAAATATGAAAATCTATATAAACGGGACATTAAATAATTCAATTAGCGTCACAAATGCAACGGGTGCTTTAGGAAGTACAACGGATAATGTTAGATTGGGTAAAAGATTATCTGCAGCAGGTTATTATAACGGCAGAATGGATGAAGTTGCAATATGGACTAATGACCAAAGTAGTAACGCAAGTGCTATGGGTTCAACGCCTATAGATTTAAGCACCTATTCGCCTTTACATTGGTATCGTTGCGGTGACGGAGATACTTCGCCAACCTTAACAGATAATGGTAGTGGTAGTAATAACGGAACTATGAATAATTTTAGTACATTCTCAACTGATGTACCTACATAAAAACGAAATAAATTAAAAACAATGTTAAAAAACTTTAGTACATACGCAATAATACAAACAAGTGATTTGTCAAACATAGACTTTGATCAAATAGGCGAAACAAACGAAAACACTTTACGCTACAATTTAGCCAATACTGAGTTCGTAATAAAGTGGAATACAACACCAACTTTTATAAGTGACGGTACTGTCGTACCTGTTTCTACATTAACACATTCAGAAGCTTTAGCGGTTATGGCTACGGCAGAATGGTCAGAGCCAGAACCTGTAGAATAATGGATATTAGAAAGCACCAAAATGTATTAGCCGTTCTGTATTTTGCAGCTGGATATTTCTTTGCTTTTACTTTGCTATTTACGACTACAGAAATACACTTAAAAGCCTGTGGTTGTTTATGTACAATTTACTATACTTGGCTATTAGCTGAACAACTATAATATGAAAACACAAGTCTTACTGTTAATTACAAAAATTAAACTCAATTTATCAAAGCTAATGGCAATCATTTTTTCATTTTTTTTACCTATAGTTGGTATTCTAATTCTTATCGCAGCGGCAATATTACTGGACACACTTTCAGGCATCTACAAAGCACGTAAACTTAAACAACCGATCACAAGTCGTAAACTTTCGGCAATTATGTCAAAGATTCTACTTTACGAAGCTACAGTTATACTATTCTATTTGATTGATTATTTTTTAGTTAATGAAATAGTGTATTCTTTCTTTAGCATAGATATGTTAGTTACCAAAGTTTTAGCACTTACACTTGTTTCTATTGAAGTTGTATCTATAAATGAAAATTATCGTGCAATCTATGGCAAAGATATTTGGAGTGCGCTTAAGAACTTGTTTGCTCGTGCTAAAGAAGTAACGCAAGACTTTAAAAACGTAAATAAAAATGAAAATATGTAAATGCTGCCGACAACCGATTAAGTCAGATAGTAAAAACTTATACATATTTGACAACGGTCACGGTGGAATTATAGACGGTGTTTATCAGACGGCTGGTAAGCGTTCACCGATATGGTCTGACGGTTCACAATTATTCGAAGGCGAATTTAATAGATCAATAGTTAAACGTTTAGTTGCTATGTGTGAAAAAGCTAATATAGATTATGTTAATTTAGTAGACACGAATGTAGATATACCTTTAAGCACCAGAACAAGCCAAGCCAACGAAATCTACAGAAACACGGACAAGCCTTGTATTTATATTTCTATTCACGCTAATGGCTTTAGTGACGAAGCTGCTAATGGTTGGGAAGTTTACACAAGTGTAGGCGAAACAAAAAGCGATGAAATAGCAGAAGTTCTATTCAACAAAGCACAAGCAGAATTTCCTACACACAAAATGCGTAAAGATACTCGTGACGGTGACGCAGATAAAGAAAGTAATTTTTACGTTCTTAAGAATACGGCTATGCCAGCAATATTAAGTGAAAACTTTTTTATGACAAATGAAGCTGAATGTAGGTTATTGATGTCTGAAGAAGGACGTGACAGAATAGCCAAGATACACTTTGAAATGATACAAGAACTTGAAAAATGAGAATAATTGCTATAATTTGCGTTTTAACGCTTTTTTCTTGTTCGGCTAACTATCACTACCGTAAGGCACTTAAAAAAGGCTTAGAAGTCGTTAAAACAAGCGACACGATAAGAATTACAACTATTGATTCAGTACCAGTAATAAAACACGACACAATTGTATACGAACACTTCTACACACAAAAAGATACAATAGTATTTTATAAGAACGTAGAAATACCTAAAACAAGGTTAGAAACACGAATAGAATACAAGTTAAAACGTGACACTATAAAAATGATAACACGAGTAGAAGTTCAAAAAGCTAAAACTGACGCAAAAACGAATAGAAAACCAAACTATTGGTTGTTGCTTATAGGTGTTTGTATTTTAGGCTTTTTAATGTATGTAGGTGGTAAGGTAGTAAATAAGTATTTATGAAAGTAATAAGACACGGCAGCAACGTACACGAATTGCAAATAGAAAGCAAAGAAACTAAAATTGCTATGCTTTCGGATTTACATTGGGACAATCCAAAGTGTGACCGTGACTTACTAAAAAAACACCTTGACTACTGCAAAGAAAACAATATACCTGTAATGGTAAACGGTGACTTCTTTTGCTTAATGCAAGGACGTGGCGACAATAGAAGAAACAAAAGTGATATAAGACCAGAACACAACAACGCTAAATATTTAGATAGTGTAGTTACTACTGCGGTAGAATGGTTTACACCTTACGCAGATATACTAACGGTTATTGGTTATGGTAACCACGAAACAGGAATAATTAAATGGCAAGAAACAGACATACTACAAAGGTTTGTTGATCTATTAAACCTTAAATGTAATTCTAACGTTCAGACGGGCGGTTATGGTGGTTGGTTAATTGTAAAAATGATTGATAGCACAAAAATATTAAGTGTTAAAATTAAATACTTTCACGGTTCTGGTGGTGGTGGTGTAGTTACAAAAGGTGCTTTAAACTTAACGCGTGCTTTAGAGCTTTACGAAGGTTGTGACGTTTATACTATGGGACATATACACGAAAATAGCGCACGTAATGACGTCAGAGATACATTAAACCACAACGCGTATAAAGGCTATTATGTAAAACACAAGCCTATTCACTTAATGATAACAGGCACTTATAAAGAAGAATATCAAGAAGGCGCAAAAGGTTGGCACGTTGAACGTGGCG